GTAAATGAGACTGGAAACACCTTGGTGTTGGTTGATCGCATTTCAGCAGGTCAAGCCCTGGTTGAGCGGCTCGGTGATCGTGCCGTGTTTGTGTCAGGTGCAACCAAGGCCAAACACAGACAGGAAGAATATGACGAAGTGGCAGAATCTAGTGACAAGATTATTGTGGCGACTTATGGTGTGGCCGCTGTGGGTATTAATATTCCTAGGATTTTTAATTTGGTTCTTGTGGAGCCCGGAAAAAGCTTTGTTAGGGTTATACAATCAATTGGACGCGGTATCCGAAAAGCTGAAGACAAAGATTTCGTCCAGATCTGGGACATAACCAGCACCTGTAAATTTGCTCGACGGCATCTAACCAAGCGCAAAGCTTACTACCGAGAAGCCAACTACCCTTTTACACAAGAAAAATTAGAATGGATGCATCAAAAATAACTGTTGCTGTGTGTGGTGACAGCTTTTGTGCTGCGTCTGTGATCGATCTCAAACTCACAGGTACAGGCCAGCGAGCACATTTCAGCCAGATTCTACAAGATCACTATGGCTACAAGGTCATGTACCTAGCTCACGGTGGCTTTGGCAACGTGGCCATTTGGTTTCAAATCAAACATGCTCTGGACTGTGCAGCCAATGTTGTTGTGTACAACAGCACCTGGGCTCATCGAATCACTTTGGTTCGCAATGAGAAATTCTATGCTGAGCAAGGACTGGCAAACTTTCAATACTATGATCACAACATGCAGAGCACCAGGGATGGCATAGGTGGAGATGAGTCTGCGCCGGTGCTGAGTACCACAAACATCAGCATTGAACACAGCCCCTTTTTTGAAATTTCCAACGAACAAAAACGAGCCATCGACCTCTATATCAAACATCTTTACAATGACAATTTGCATACCACAATGGATGCTTGGATGTTTGAATATTGGCATGAACGTATCATGAAATCAGGATCTGTGCCTGTGAGGTTCAAAGATGATGACATAGGCCGTATCGCATATGATTTCAGTGCTGCCAATCCCACATTCGACACGCCATTCCACACAGATAGAGCCACACAGCAGCAGATTGCAGCCAACATTCATCATCGCATACAATCTCATTTTCAACATGCCTGTGCCCAAACGATTATATAGTCTTGGCGACAGCTTTATGACCACTGACCATCCCAGTGATGGCATTGACAGTTTCTGTGCTCTTTATTGCCAAACCAAAGGGTTTGAACATGTAAGTTTGGCGCGGCCTGGCGCGACTAACTTTGCCATAAGATTGCAAATTGACCAAGCCATACAAGACCGGGCAGATTTTGTTGTATTGGGTGCAACATCTGCAGACAGGTTCGATGTGGTGCTCGATGGCAACGACAGGGTGGCAGCTTATCAACTGTGTCATATTCTGTACTCAGGCTATCGCGCTCTAAGTGAACACAGTGTGGATCAATCCAGTGTGAAATTGGTCAGTGACACTTTCAACAATATAGTGGAACGAGTTTATCAAAACAAGCTGGTAACTGATCAGCAAATTAAATGTCTCAAAAATTACCTTGCATATCTGCACAATTACACGTTGGCCAGCCAAAAAGATTACTATGTGATCAGTGATGGGGTGCGAAAACTGCAAAGCCGAAACATAGACTTTGTGTTGATTCCGGGCTGGCTCTCACAGTTTGATTGGTCTTGGGTCAGTAATCAATGGCCCCGGGATCGATCTTCGCCCTATGATATGCCATATGGGCCCAGTGATTGGGAAAAGCCTGTGAGATTTACCGGTACACACAATCCAGCATGGGCTCATCGTGAATTTTGTGAAACTTTGCTGACTATCACACAGCATTGGTCTTGACAAAACACTGCACAACTCTGTATAATATAAACAATGAGAATACTTACCTTAGACAACAGTTTTTACGATCTCAATCATCTGCCGGAAGAAATCGACGATATGAGGTTTGCTATTTTAGATAATTCTAATCCAGCTGATCCTGATTATCATTTCATCCCTTTGATCTTTTTAGAGAGTTTCAATAGCCCGGCATTGGTGTTGCGTATAGGCCAATACACGATACGCATGCCCATGGAGTGGCAGGTATTGATCGGTGAGCCAGATGTGGGCGATCTTGAAGTATTGCCATTGACGTCGATCAATGATCGCGGATTCAAGGTCTTTGAATTCAATCCTCTGGCCAGCTTCAAACCCACTTTTCCTGACATTGAAATTTTAGATGTCTATCATGAAGTATCTTGGTATGCTCCCAAACTCAAAAACGGTCAGCTGCTGGCGGTACCCCTGGGCGATGGTGCCAACCCCGACTGTGTGTACTTTGTCAAGGACATCAGTCGCAACTGCGAAATAGTTGATTACAACAAGGCTTGGTAATATGAAATACACCGAAACTGAAATGTTTGAAGTCATGCGTAGACTTTCACGGATATTTTTGGAAAGTTATCCACAAGACCGAGAACAGATAGAAAGATTCATGCGTTGGGCTCACGAACAATATGGCTACACCTATGGGCAGCCTAAAGCCTGACGCTACCTATGTTTACGAAAGAGTAGACGACCGCATCTATGCCCGAGAAATGGGGCAAACTGATCGTCGCTTGATAGGTCGCCTGGACAATCCTAATTCGGCCATGCGTGAATACCAACGCGAAATCAACAACGTGTTGAGGATGTGCGACGCAGATCCGGCCATGCGTGAGTTGTTGGATCAACTGTTTGTGTTGTATAATTTGAAGAAGCCGACATGACCGACAAGCTAAACATTGCCAACGAAATGCGAATGTTTGACCGCAAAGTAAGATCTTTCTACGATGATCTTACTGAAGAAGAGCGTAAAAAATTCAGCCCCTTCTTGATGATTCGTTGGGGCTCGGCAGTGGAAGGCTCACGAGAGCTGCAAGAATTTTACGTGATTGCAACCAATGAACGATTGAACAAACATTTTTTCAATATCAACACTGCTCGGCACAAAAAGCTGCAGTGGCTCATGGCCACCACTGTGAGTCCAGACTTAGGCACACAAAGACACAGTTGGATATCTCTCAAAAAGAAAGAATCAGGTGCCGGTACCAAACGCAAACAGTTGGCAGAAATATTTCCACACTACAAGGATGACGAACTGGATGTAATGATGGAGATAGTGAGTCAAAAAGAAATCGATCAATACTTCCGGGCTGCTGGACAAGACAAACGATGACATTTGAGTGCGGGTATTGTCACAAGGTATTTGCGAAAGAAACCTCCATGGCAGTGCACATGTGCGAAGCCAAACGTAGACGCATGGGTCGAGATGACCGCGGAGTGCAATTGGGGTTCCAGGCCTATATCAAATTTTATGAACAGGCCCAAGGCACAGCTCGCCTCAAAACTTTTGATGACTTCTGTGACAGTGCCTATTATCGGGCTTTTGCAAAGTTTGGGCGATACTGTGTGGACACACATGTGATCAATCCTGTGCAGTTCATGGCATGGTTATTGAAAAATAACAAGAAGATTGATCGATGGGCATCAGATCAACTGTACACAGAATATCTGTGTTGGTATGTCACAATAGAGGCAGCATCGGACGCACTGGCCAGGGCCATTGAACAGAGCCTGCGCTGGCAAGAAAATACCGGGCATCCGGCTCAAGACATGCTGCGTTATGGCAATGTCAATGCACTGTGTTATGAAATCACTGCTGGACGTATTTCGGCCTGGGTGATTTACAACTGTAAATCAGGGCAACAGTTCTTGGCCAATCTCAACACAGAACAAGTGGGAATGATATGGCCCTATATTGATTCTGATGTGTGGCAAAAGAAATTCACTGACTATACAGCAGACCAAGCCTGGGTTGAAGACATGCTCACGAAAGCAGGGTGGTAGACTAATATGAGCGCAGACATCGATATCGATGTTCCAGACAGGAACGCAGTATTGGCTTTGATCCGCCACATACCTGCACGACAGCAAAACGGCAAAAAACACAACTCAGGAATTTACGTGACTGAAATTCCACAGGATCCTGTGGCTGGCTGTGCTGCCATTGATTATGAATCAGCAGAACAGAGAGGATATTTCAAAATTGATCTGTTGAACATGAGTGTATATGGTTTGATCAAAGATCCCAAGCACTATGAGGGCATGCTGAATCAAGAACCTGCCTGGCATCGACTGTGGCAAGATTCCCAATGGGCATCTCAACTGGTTCATGTGGGCAACTACACAGATCTACTGGCGGCCATGAAACCTGACAGCATACCCAGAATGGCTGCTTTTATCAGTGTGATTCGCCCGGGCAAAGCACATCTACAAAGAAAATCCTGGTCAGAAGTTTTTGCTTCTGTATGGGACGGAGATCAAAGTCGTGGCTACACATTCAAACGAAGTCACGCCGTGAGTTATGCAGCACTGGTTGCACTGCATATGAATCTGCTGACACAATGATAAAGTTTGTTGCCGGTGGCGGCATTGTCAAAAAGTTTTTGCTGAGATATCAAGCATGGTGTCAGTGGCGACAGCTTGCAGGCCCACACATACCAGTGGCCTACGTTGAAGATTCCAACTCCAACAA